GTCCTCTTTTTTACAGCCCAATTTCTAACTATTTTTGTTGCCATGGGGGAGGGCGTCACCCATTAATTCACGTTTTAAGGAGGTGAAGTGGTGATGGGACGAAAATATAAATTACTCAGTCAATCGACGGCCAATCTGACCAAGGAACAGCAGGTGGCCAAGCTCCACGCAGAGATTTTGGCCGCTGATGGCCTACCAGAAATGCAGCAAACACCACCCGCATACCTCGACACAGAGGCTAAGCGAGAGTACCGCCGGATTGTGGGTGCCATTGGTAAGCTGCCACTGCGCAACCTTGACCGGGCCGAGTTGGAGAACTATGCGACCTGGTACTCCGTGTACAAGCGCACGGTTCAGAAGATGAACGAGGCTAGCGGCGATGACGACAAGTACTACAGTTTTATCCCGGTGCTCAATAAGGCTACGACTAACATCAAGTCACTGGCATCTGACCTCGGCTTGAACGTCAACAGCCGCATGCAAATGAACATGCCACCTGTGGAGGAGAGCAAGCCGAAGTCGCTGAAGGATGTGTATGGCGCATGACTTTTAGTGATCCATTACCAAAATATGTTGACGCCGTGCTTTCTGGCGAAATTGTAGCTAGCAAAGCAGTTATTGCAGCGGTCAACCGCCAGCAGGACGATTTCAAGCGGCACGATTGGCGCTGGGCATACGACCCAATCTTGGCCGGCAAGGCCGTGAGCTTTATGGAACAGCTACCAGACCCGAAAACGTTGAAGCCGGACAAACTTGCCGGGTTTCAGCGTTTTATTATCGGTAGCCTGTACGGCTGGGTGGACAAAGACAACCACGCAGTTCGGCGATTTACGGACGCATTTATCTCCATTGCCCGCAAAAACGGTAAGTCGCTGCTGATTTCCGGGGTCATCACATACGAATTTTTGTTTGGGACGGCCCCGGCAAACAAGCGGCAGCTTTACACCGCTGCCAACGACCGTAAGCAGGCGGGCATCATCTTTGGGATGGTCAAGGATCGGCTCAAAGCACTCATGCGCATTGACGATGAAATCAATCGGATGGTTAAAATCACCCGGGACGAAATCGTCAACCTCGATGACGGCTCAATTATCCGACCGTTCTCACGTGACGCTGGGTTAGTCAATGGTTATGAGCCTCACGTCGCGGTTGTGGATGAGTACGCCGATGCCAAAACCACTGACATGCTCGAAACTCTGGCTTCTGGGCAAGTTTTGCTACCGAGCTACCTGACTTTTATCATTTCAACAGCCGGTTTTGACATGAACGTGCCGATGCGTACGCAAAATTATCCGTACGCCAAGAAGGTGCTTAGCGGTGAAGAGACCAATGACCGTTACTTTGCATTTATCGCCGAACAGGACAGCGTGGAAGAGGTTGACGACGACACCACCTGGCCGAAGTCTAACCCACTAATGGAAGTGCCAAAGCTAACCACGCAGATACACGACTACCTCGCCAACAAACTCAAGATGGGCCGTGCGGACGGATCCATCAACGCCAAGTTGATTAAGAATTTCAATATCTGGCGGCAGGCGACCGAAGACAGTTACCTGGACAGCGAAACCTGGCAGAAATCTACCGTCGAGCCACCTAACATCCACGGTACACGTGCCTGGATCGGCATTGACGTTGGCCGCACTTCTGACTTGTTCGCCATCGACTGGTTTATCCCACAGGAAGGTTACTGGTGGTGGGACGGCTACGCGTTTATCGCTAGCAAAGGTGGTGTCGACGCCAAGATAAAGACTGACCGCATTGATTATCGAGCCGCGGAAGCCGAAGGCGCTGGCGAAATAACTCAACTGGACTCCGGCATCATTGACAACGACCGCGTGTACGAATGGCTAGTCGATTTTATTGCAGATAACGCGTTGGAAGTGCAGGGCATTATGTTTGATCCGTATCAGTTTGGTCCGCTGCTCACCATGCTTGAGAAAAATCACCCAGAGTGGCCGCTAGTCGAAGTGCGACAGGGCACTCTCACGCTCTCTATGCCGACTAAGCAACTACGGGACGACTTAATCGGGGGAAAGGTTAAACACTCTGACAACCGTATTCTGCGGGCTTCTGCAATGAATGCGGTACTCATGAGTGACAACAACGGTGTGCGTATCAATAAAAACAAGTACGCAAACAAAATTGACATGATTGACGCTGGCTTGGACGCCTATGCGATAGCCATGCGTACCGACGTCGACAATTATCTGGATGACGCTGACGTGTTTAGCGATGATTTCGGCTTTTAGGAGGGTAGTATGCGTGACAAAATAGTTAGTTTGATGAAATTAATAGCTTTGAACATGCCGACAATCACCCTGATTGCCGGTTTTATTTTGCTGGCAGTTGGCGCTTTTACACTAGGACAGGCTATTGGCCTGATTACCAGCGGCGTATTGCTTGTCCTGCTGGCTCTAATTCAGTTTATCCCGACGGGAAGGGGGTGATATAGATGAAATTGTTTCGAGGGCTCGATAACGCGACCGACGTAGACCCCGATTGGGGCAGTAAGCTAGTCGATTCCGGCGTACTGCCCGGTTATGGCGGCTACGTTGGCATTTCGGCATTACGTAACTCAGACATCCTAACGGCAGTGTCAATTATTGCCGGTGATATTGGCCGTTTTCCCATGGTTTTGCAGGACAACGTGACTAACAAAATCGTCAGCGACCCAGACGTCGAGTATCTGCTCAATACCAAAGTCAACCAGCGGCTATCCGCGTACGAGTGGAAATTTGCTATGGCCGTAAACGCGATTTTGTCCGGTAACTCATATAGCCGGGTGGTGCGCGATCCGCTAACCCACGACGCGGGGATGTTGGAGTTTTACGCACCGTCGCAAACGCAGGTCGACTACAACGACCCAGCAAACATCGTGTACTACTTTACGCCGTACAACAGTATGGACACCAAGATTGTGCCGGCAGCTGACGTTATCCATTGGAAGTTTTTTAGTTACGACACCATCATGGGCCGTTCACCGCTGCTATCGCTGGGCAGTGAGATTGGCTTGCAAGAGTCCGGCATTAACACGTTAAGCAAGTTTTTCCAAAACGGATTTAACGGCTCAATTTTGAAAGCTAAAGGTAAATTGGGCGCCGACGCCCGGCGAAAAATTCGGACAGAGTTTGAGAAGGCCCAGCAGGGTGCCACTGGTGGGTCACCGGTAGTCGTGGATGACACGATGGACTACTCACCCCTACAGGTGGACACTAACGTGCTCAATTTAATCACGAGCAATAACTACTCGACCGCCCAGATTGCCAAAGCATTGCGCGTACCAGCGTACAAGCTGGCACAAAACAGCCCGAATCAATCGGTCAAGCAATTGAGTGACGACTACGTGCAGAACGACTTGCCATTTTACTTTGAGCCCATCACCAGCGAGATGAATATGAAATTGCTGTCTGACGAGCAACGCGGCAGCTACCAAATCGAGTTTGACACGTCGTCCGTTGCCGGCATGAGTGTGGATGACGTCGTCAAGCTCAAGGGTAACGGCATTATCACGGGTGATGAATCTCGCTCAAAGATTGGTATGCCGGCCACTGGACAAGAAGACATGAACAAAGTCGAAACCGACTTGAACCATGTCTTTTTGGACCAGCGAGCCGAGTATTTGGCATCGAAAGGAGGTGAGAACAATGCCCCAAATGGAAACTAGAACCATCCAGCAGCCGATGACAGTACATGAAGCGACGTCCGATGACGAAAAGCCTATCATCGAAGGCTATGCGTTGAAATTTAACAAGCAAAGCTCCGTGCTTGGGACGAAGGACTTGCGTTTTCGCGAGACCATCGACCCCCACGCACTGGATCATGCTGACCTGAGTAACGTCGTTGCACTCTTTAACCACGACCCTAACCAAGTACTCGGCCGTACTGGAGTCAATCTGGAGCTCAATATCGATGAACAAGGCTTGCGTTACAAGCTGACGCCGCCAGATACCCAGCTAGGTCACGACTTGCTGGAGAACATCCGCAGTGGTGTCATCAGCCAGTCCAGCTTTGCGTTTTCTATGCCCGCTGACAGCTCCGCCCAGACGTGGAGCAAGTCGACCGAGCGCGACGCCAAATATAACCGCATTATCCGCAGCATCGATCACGTCTTTGATGTGTCACCGGTTACTACGCCGGCGTACCCAGACACGGAAGTCAAAGTTGGTCAGCGGTCGCTTGACGCTATCAGTGCGCTTGACAAGCCGGCCGAATGGGTCGAACAGCGAAGTAAGCTGCTGGTGGAAATCAACAAGGAAGCATTACTGGAGGACATCTAAACAGATGTCCTTTTTTAATACCCAAAATTAGGAGGAATGAATATATGACTTTGGAAGAAAAGCTAGTCGCTGCAAAGAAACAGCTAGAAGAAAAGCGCGCCAGCCAGGCTGACCTGGTCAAGGAAGTCCGCGCTTTGGCCGAAGGGGCCAATGACGAAGAGGGCCTGAAAGCTGCGCAAGATAAGAAGACGTCTTTGGACGGCGTCAAAGCTGAAGTAAAGAAGCTGGAAGACACGGTTGACCTGTATGAAGAAGCTATCAAGGGCAAAACCCAGCCGGCCGACAACAAGCCCGGCACACCCGCACAGGACGAACGTCGCCTGGCAATCGACCAGTTTATCCGGAGCAAGGAAGTTGGCAAGGAAATGAATATCCCAGCTGACATCATGCTGCGTGATGGCGGTGCCTCGGACGCACCTACCACGACTGGTGTAGTATCTGCCGACGCGAAGGCCACTATCCCCGAAACCGTGGAATACCAGCCACAGCGCGCATTGCAGACAATTGTCGACTTGAAGCCGTACACCAATGTAATTAGCGCAAAGACTGCTAAGGGATCATACCCAGTGCTTAAGAACGCCACTGGTGTGCTACACACGGTCGCCGAACTGGAAAAGAACCCGGCTTTGGCTAAGCCAGAATTTACGCCGGTTGACTGGTCTGTTGATACCTACCGTGGTGCCATTCCGCTGTCTCAGGAATCGATTGATGATTCCGCCGCAGATTTAACCGGCATCGTGGCTGAAAACGGCCGTCAGCTTAAGCTCAACACGACTAACGCTTTGGTTGCTGGCGTTCTTAAGACGTTTACGGCCAAGGAAATTGCGTCTATCGACGACCTGAAGAAGATTAACAATGTCGACCTGGACCCAGCTTACGCGCGTGCCATCGTGGCGTCTCAGTCCTTTTACAACTGGTTAGACACCCAGAAGGATGGCAACGGTCGCTACTTGCTCCAGGACTCCATCATCTCGCCATCTGGCAAGTCTGTTTTGGGTATGCCGATCGTGGTCGTGGGTGACGATGTCTTCGGTGCTGCCGGCGAAGGTCACGCATTCTTGGGTGACATCAAGCGCTCCGTGCTCTTTGCCGACCGGGCGGACTTGGACATCCAGTGGGTTGACAACGACCTTTACGGTAAGTACCTGCGTGCCGGTATGCGTATGGGTGTAGCTAAGGCTGATGAAGCTGCTGGCTACTTCCTGACTGTGACGGACCCAAAAGCGTAACGCCGACGCCGAAGCCAACGACCGGACTCAAGATGAGCCAAGCCACGGCCTCGATGAAAGTCGGCGACACTAAGCAAGTAACTGCCACCGCCGACCCAGCCGACACTGACGACGCGGCGACGGTCAACGCGGCCATCACTTATGCCAGTGACACCGAAGTCACGGCGACGGTAGCAGCTGACGGCACGATTACGGCGGTAGCCGAAGGTACGGCAACTATCACGGCCACCAGCGGTAGCTTTACGGCCACAGTCAAGGTCACTGTCACGGCTGCGGCTTAGGAGGTGATGGCGCATGGATGAGTTAGATACC